CCTTGCATTCTTAACTCTTTCGCTTGCTCTATCAACTGCACTTGCATAAAATTGCACTGATTGCGATTTACTCGGGTCTTTTGCTACTAAATTAAAATCAGCTTCGGCTTTTGCAAGTTCTTCTTTTCCTTTTACTAATTTAGCGTTGGCTTGCCATAACTTTACAGTCGATTCAGCAGTAGTACCCGCAAACTTTTCAGCAATAGCCTTATTAACCAATGCCTGCGTAAGTTCATTAACAACTCCCGTTAAATTACCATACATTATTTTTTCAGTACTTAAATTGCCAAAATAATTAGGGTATTGTTTTTGTATTTGGTCGATTATCTCTAATCTTCTTGTTTTAGATTGGTTTTCGTCTTGCGCAATAGCTATCAATCCTTTTAAAGATGATATTTGTTCAGCAGCAGACTTTTTAGCTTCCTCAGTTACGGTTTTAAATGAATTACCTAATGCATCAAAATCACCTGTTATTTTACCTACAACATCGCTAATTGATAAGCCACTTTGAGCAAATAAAGTAAATGCAGTGGTCACTAACGAAATACCTAATAAAATACCGCCTGAACCCATTAAAGAACTCGCTAACGCTTTTAATGCGCCACCCGTTGACCCCGTTTGATTTTTAAGATAAGAAAACGCTTCGGCAGTAGCAGTTAAGTTATTTCCTATCCCTATAATTCCATAAGGAGCGTCCTGAGCAATACGTGAAAATTGCATTAAAGCATTCCCTCCATTTGCTACTTTTGGAGTCATAGCAGAAAAAGAACTACCAGTAGTTTTAACCGATTCTTTTAAGTCTGTTAATTTATTTTTAGTTGAAGTAATTTGTTTATCTAAATCCGAAGTATCTAACCCTAATTTAGTCTTTTTTACTTTTAAATCCCCTAACCTTTTTAATTTTGCTTCGGCTGCTGCTAATTCTGAATTTAATTCTGAACTATCTGCTCCAATCTGTACTTCTAATGCCATTTTGTTTGATTTAGGTATTTTTGATACTCTTCTATAAATCTTTGTTTTTGTTCGGCGCTAACCCCTTTATTAGCTACTTTACCACCTGATAAATCCATAAATTTATCAATTGTCTTAGGTAGTGTTTTGTAATTTTGATAAGGTGCAATTAATGCATTATAAGCAACTAATCTATATTTTTTCCAATCTTCTAACTGCATGCGTCTATAAGCAAAAAGGCGAATTTGAAACTCTGCAAAAGTCATGTCATAAACATCACTCAATCGCATAATTCCAAGTTCGCCACAAGCAAAGGAAATGACATCTTTTTTAAAGTCTATTTCGACACTGCTTTCACTTTTTTTTTATCGTCAACTGGTACATCTTTAAACATTGATTCATTAAATGCTATTTTAAAGTCAAACCAAAACTTACCGCCAATACCTCCGTTATCATCGATTAAATCATTAATATCATACATTGTGAAGTCAATCTCTTTTCCTTCTCTTTTATAAGCGTATAAACGAGAATAATACATGATTTTAGGCATTAACACCTCATCTGTTTGCGCTCCTAATTCTTCAAGTTTTAAACCTGTTCCATTTAGTAACTCGTTCAAAAAACCTATACCAAAATGGAAATCAATTCCAAGTAAATTTCTTTTATTCATAATTATTTTTTAGATTAATTCTGCTTTCCAATAACCTTCAGTTTCAAATCCTACATATATGAATCTATACATTTGATTTGTGGTTAAAACAACGTTTTGTGTAAACGTTCCAAAGGTTGTAAACATTTTATTTGTATTAGCTACATTTGCTCTAATTACTATATTATTAGCAACCGCAATAGCGTATATTTCACGCCCTATAACATCGGTAGCGGGCAAATAAGCAATACCACCAGCAAAACTACACGAGTTCATATCGTATGGTAATGCTTGTGGCGTTAGGCTTAAATCAATACTGCCAGATGTTTTAATAGGCGCTTGCTGGTCTATATAATCAACAACCGCTTTTAAATTACCTCCTACATCAGCAGGCGAAATACTATTAGGTAAAGTTTCGTTTGTGACTTGGCTATCTATTTGAGCCTTTAATGCTATATTAGTCATCTTTATTTATTATTAAAGTCCAAATTGATTAGTAAATTGTTCTGAAAAAACTGAACTTCACGCTTCAGGGTCAACTGTTGCAATCGCTCCATCACCTTCTAAAGTAACTGAAAAAGTACTTATTTCGTCTCCAGCCCCTTGGTCTAATGAAAGGTCGGAAAGAATTGCAGAACCATAATAAACAGCACCTGTAACTCCTGTGTCTAATTTCCAAGTAATAGCAGTTTTTGCAATTTGCTTAGTCAATAAGTAATCATGTGATGCTTTTGTAGTTTCGCCACCTATTGAAGTAGTATCAATATACTCGCCTTCAGCATCAATGGTATAACTAAATACGCCAGCTTGTTTTTTTACAACTCCTGGAAAACATTTTGTTTGTGATTCAATAATTGAAACAGCAGAACTCAAACTGTTTGAAGTCAAACAAGCTACCGGTCTGTATATCGTTCCATCGTGTACGTAAAGTATTCCTACTTCTCCTTTAATTGGTAATGCCATAGTATTTTATATTAATGTTAAATTTAGCCTTAAAAATGAACGGAAGATATTTTCCGTATTTGTTACTGTTTCTAATTGTTGCTCAAATGTTATGTTTTGAGTCAAATTTGTAAATCCTGATATTGTTAATTTAGGACTTAATAATGTGTAAATAGCTTGCTCAATATCGTTTAATAAAACTCTACTACCGCTATTTCCCGCACTCGATGTTTTGGTGTATATTTCAATTAATAATGAAGTAGTCCACCTATAATCACATTTTGTACTCTTTTCAATCTCTTTTGTTTGCGCTGTAAATAATACGTACTGACCTAAATCAGTATTTCCACTCATTCTACTATCAAAGCAATTTATGATTTTACTACTAACAACAATGTTATTAATTTGGTCATAAACCGCTTTTCTAATGAATTTATCAGGATTAATATTTACCATATGTCAAAAATACTAAATTTTTTTGTTAAATTGCTTAACTAATTTTGATAAATTGTTTAAATAATCTTTTTTACCTTTAATCCATGATGGATATAGAAAGGGCTTTGGATTTATTCCAGCTCCTAATATCTTTGCAAATATCGGATAAGCTGCTTTTTCATCAATTCCTTTTGCCTTACACCATATTTTTATAGCTTCTAACCCGTCTTTAAAAGAACCGCTTTTTTGATTCTTAAATGAATTTGCCATGTCTTTAAATTCAGCTGGTATATTTACTTTTTTACCAGTTCCGAACTCCATATAAGCACCGTATTTTTCATTTACAGTAACTTTATAATTTGACATTTTAACCTTTGAATTTGAAATACTTTGCGCTAATTTACCGAAGTTTTTAGGGGCTAAATTCTTTGAATCATTTTCAATTTGAAATGCAATAGCTTCCGTTTCTGTATCTATTAATATTTCAGCATCCTTACCAAATTTACGTAATTCTTTTATCGTTTCATTTATTCCTTTAACCGATGCCATTAGCTGTAATATTTACAAATCTAAATAATTCGTCATCATATCGAATGTCATTAATAACATACTTTGAACCTTTATAAATAATACTTAGATTATCAATGTTAGGTGTTAATGTTGAATTAGCTCTTATTTTAAATGAATAATTGTTTTTAATGTCTGATTTGCCAATAGAATTATCTTTAAAAGAGCTATTTTGTTTTACTTCTGCCCAATATGAACCAATTAAAACATCGGTTACGGTATTGCCTCCATAGCCATCAGATACATTATTAGTTTTATAAATAGCTATCTTTCGTGTGTATTGTCTTGAAATCATTATAAAAATCTTCTATAAATGTCTACCGCTTCTTTTACCGATTCAGGTATTAACGTGCTATTTACTTGTTTTTCTGACTCATAGTACCAAACTTTAATCATTTGTAATGCACTTTGTATTAACTCATCAGGAACGTCTCCACTTGCATAACCAACATTTAACGTAACTGTTTTGTCGTTTGGAAATACCGCAAAAGTAGAATAATAAACAACAAAAGGCTCTAATGGTAACGTTATAGAGTTAATCGGATAATCATATACTTTAACTTGACAAGTTCCGTTATAGACTACTTCACGTTCAAATAATATATGATTAGTTCTTTTTTCTATATAACGTAAAGACGCATTTATCATCGAAGTAATTTCGTTATCATCATCGGTTAAATCCAAATCAATACGTAAATAATTCTTTGCACGTTCTAATGTTATTACATCTAAATAACCCATTATTTCTTAGCTTCTTTTTTGATTTCCTTAACGTATATATCCATCGCCTTAGCGTCTAAATCTGATAATTCAATAGTATCATCAATAGAGTAGTTTTTTTGCTCTGACAACTTAAAAAAAGGCTTAATAACTTTATATTTTTTCATTTCTAAAATGTTTTATTTACAAATATAATAAAAAACCCTTTACAATTAAGCAAAGGGTTTTAAAACTAACTAAAATATTTAAAACTAAACTGCTGTAAAGTCTCCGTAGATTAATGCTGCTGGTTGTTCAACTGCTAAACCTACTTGAGCTTCGATACGTGCTGTAATGTTATTGGTTACAAAGTTTGTGCCTTCAGTTTCTGAAAATTCCAAAGAAAGTCCTTCGGTTACAATTTTGTTAACTCTTGACCAGTCACCAACATAATACTTATTAGCAGCTAACCAATTCGCTTTAAAGATTGGAATTCCGTTAATACGCAATTGACCGCCTTCAAGAGTTACAATACCCGGCAAACCATATCCCGCACCTGTTGATTTTTCCGTTTTCAAGATATCCCAATAATCAGCAGGTCTTACAACGATTCCATTAACTGGGTAGTTTGCTCCTTCTTGTGTTGCAATTTCATTCAACAACATTTCAATTTTGTTTTTACCCGTAATGATTTGAGCTGAAGCCGTAGCTGCACCTGCTAAAACAGTATTAAAAATTGAGTTCTCAGCGATTGCGTAATCACGTCTTAAAGCATTAGGAATAAATGAAGTTAAGAAAGGCAAATTGTTTGCCATTTTTTTACTATAACGAGTAAAACCAGCGATAAAGTTAGTAGCTAAATCTACCATTGTAAAGTCGTAATCTCTTTGAGATTTAGAAGAACCTTCAGTTTGTGCAGCGATTGAGCCCTCACCCGCTCCCTCACGTGGGTAAGTATAAGTACCACCTGAAATATTAACAGAACCAACTAAGTCAGAAACGTTAACCATTTGACCAGGAATCATAACAACATTCAAGTTGTAATCTCTTGGAGCGTCACCTGTTAAGTTTGCTAATGTCATGTTTCCAACCGCTTTAACTTGCAAAGCGTTTCCTTTTCTTACTTCAGAAATTCCTTTGAAATTTTCAGTAATAGATTTTACTAACAAATCTTCATTTTTCACTTCGATTGCATTTGCTTTCAATTTAACATCTAATTTGTCAGCGTGTGCCTGAATAGCTGTTAAGTCTGCTTTTAACGCCAATACATCGGCATCTTTTTCAGCTTTCATTTTTGTCTCTAAGGCTTCAATAAGTCCTTTTACTTCGATTGTTTGCTCAGTTGCTTTTGTTTCAACCTGTGCTTTGATGCCTTCTAAGGCGTTTTTAATTTCTAATGCTTCCATTTTTTGTTGTTGTGTTGTTGTTTGTAATTAAATTTTAAATCCCTTCAATAAATCAAATATAAGCGGCTCATTCAAAGTGTCAGTTTCTAACGACTTCTTGCTAAGTGCTTTCATTATTTCAATCTCTTTCGACTGAGATGCGATAATATCTTTAGACATTTTTACTAACGTATTATTCTTTAGTAAACTTTCATATTTTTTAGCCATTTTAATAGCTGCCTCATGGTGTGGTATCATCATATCAATAAACTCCATATCCTTGTCGTCTTGCTCCTCCATTTGAGCCATTTTCAACAGCGTTTCAATTTGTCTTAATCTACTATCAGAATAATCCAAATTATATGCTTTTTCTATAAGTTCTAAAATACCATATGTGGATTTTATTGCTTTTATTCCTTGTACGGTACTTAGTTCATTTGCTCCCCATGAAGATAAAAACGAATACTCCATTAACTTATATTCGTTAATTATGCTTTTGTTCTTTTGGTCGCGTTGCATTACTTTATAACCTATGCTTAATTCCGCGTTTAAGTTATTTTCATACATTAATTTCACGTCAGTAAACATATCCTTACCTAATGGTTTATTCATGTTAAATTGAGTCGTTGTAAGTAAACCATAAGTATCTTTAGTATCGATAGTCAAAGGAACTCCAATCATCATGGTTGGGTTGTGGTCTTTTAAAACTCGAATACGTTTAAAGTTTTCGTTCACTGTCTTTTCAAACGAACCATAAGCAGAAATGTCCCCGTCAGAGTCTTTGAAATTATATGCGTTAGCATAAGCAGTAATAACCCCTTTTGTTTCGTCTAACTCTTTTAAATCGTACGATAATTGCTTAAATTCCATATTATGCCTTATTTTTTAATATTAACATTCCTTCAGCATCACGCTTTGGAATAAAACCTATTGTACACCTGCAATTAATAACCTCGTTAGGAGGCGCTTTTGTATCGCCAGGATAATCTAATTTCGCACCGCTTGCCATTATAAAAGGTTCGTCTAATTCTACTATTTGTCCATTCTCTATAAAATGGTCTAATCGTGTTCTATTGTCTTGTGCGCTTATCCATTTCTTAGTCATTACTAAGTTACTTTGCCTTGCTGTCTCAATAGCAGCTAAACCGCTTGCGCTTGTTGTTTCTGTCCTTGCAATTCTTAAAGCCTGCCATTTATAAAATGTACCTGATTTTTTGGCTATATTATAAATCGCATTTTGTATTTCAATTACCGTTGCATTATCTTTTAAAGATTCTTTTATTGCTAAAATTAACGATTCAATTAACGTATTTCTAACAGAAACAATCTTTACACCTCCCTCATTAGACAAAAATAACAAAATTTGTTCTAATAATACATCATTGAATAAAATATTTGCTTTTTGTACTTTTTCTAACTCTTTGTTGATTCTATTTCCGTAATTCAATCCGATAGTTGAATATATCTCGATAAACATCTTCTTAATTTGTTCGTCTGTTATATTTGCATTAATTAGATATTCATACGTATTTAAACTTGCGTTATTAATCGGAATACCTTGCAAAATGGCCTTAATATGTCTTTGCACAATCCTATACGCCTTTCTTTCGTATAGTGATTGAAGTTTAAGCCACTCCATTATAAAGTATTTGCATTATCAATTACACCTGCGCTAATATCATCAATTCTTTGTACATTTGTAGGCATCCAAACAATATCCATTCCGTCATCGTCTTTTGTTTCGTATTTAAATACCATTCTTTTTTCGTTAGGAGTTAACGGTATTAAATTTAATGCTTCAGCTTGCATTTTCATATCCGTTTGCATTTCTGGCAATTCCGTGACGTCCCATTCAATTACTGCTTTTTCATAACCTTTAAAGCGTGGTATAAAATCCTTATTTAAAGCGTTTTGTAATAATACTAAATCAGGCTGTACATCATCTGTTATAAGCTGTTTTCTCGCTTCATTTGTATCTGTGCTCCCTAAACTTGCTTTGCCGTCACTGTTAAGCAATTCGTCAGGAAAGTTTAATACATTACATATTGTTTTTCTATCCCAATTTAAGAAGTCAAAAGGCTTTAGTTCGTCAGTTGTTAACGATATTCTTTGAAAACCAACCTCACCACTTGCTCCTGCTATTTTACCTAAACGTTCGGGGCTTTTATCCATTTCTTGTAAACGTTCTTTCATTGATTGTGCTTGTTCGGTAGTCCAAGGCGTTCCCTTACCATAAACAAAACCAAACGCACCGCTTGATTGCAACATCTTAATATTATTATCAATAGCGCTATTTTGGCTATTAATGTTTCTTAATGCAGAGCATAAAGGACTCATTCCATAAAGGTGAGAACCTTGCATATCAAAATTAGGATTTGAATACTTAATATGAATCACATCTTTTTCGTCAAAATCAACATATTTATTTCCTTCAATTAAAACGTAATGGTCGATAGGACTTTCAACTGTTAGCATTGAAGCGTCTTTTTTTAATACTATCTCAATTAAATGAGCTGGTAATACGTAAACTTGAATAGGTATTCCAGCATTCATTCCTTCCTCAGGGCTCATAAGATAAATATAGCAGTTCCCTGTAATCTTCATATAAGTTTTATACAATCCAAATATGTCTGCCCAAGTTTGAGTTGGGTTTGGTTGCTCTAAAGGGAAATTCATTTCTTCCTCAGAATAAGCCTTACTTTGAAGTTTTACTTTTTGGATAAATTGCGATAAATTTAAATTTCCTTTCGTTGCAAGTTCTAACTGATTAAGTTTAGAATACGATTTTTTATCTTCAATCTGTTTAATGCAATAAGGAACGGATACCGTTTTAACTGTCTGTTTATTGATAATAGCATAAACGTCAGGGTTAGTATTATATCCCTTTTCTAAATATGTTTTATTATTAGAATCGTATTTGGTATAACCACCACCTAACAACTGATAAAACGCTTTATTAAAATCGTTATCTATATCTCGTATTCCTAAAAGTCTTTGAATAAAATTTGCCATATGCCAAAATTAATAAAAAATATGTTAAAAAAAGAAAAAATTACTATCTATTAAATTCCTCTCTATACCGTAACAAGTTAAATCTATGTGCTCATCGTGTTTTCCGTTAGGAAATATAGCTATTTGATGCAAAAAAGCCTCATTCCAAGCCCCTTTAATTAATATAACTCTACCACCCTCTATAAAATGAGAACAAGCTCTCGCATTCTCTATTTTAGAACTATTTACAAATGTAGTTTTAATTTCCGAAATATTAACGTTTGTCTGCTGCCTAATTATTTGCACAATAGACTTTCCACTTGCCTTTGGTTCAACTAATGACATCGATATTTTTACTCCACTTGTATTTATGTGGTTAGGAATAAATTTTATCATTTCTGGCATTTCTAAATACTTATCAATGCTCGATAATATAACATAATCATTATTCCATTTAGCACCTATTTGAAAACCTGACGGGTCATTCTTTGTATCTTTTGTGTATGCCCCGTCTATAAATAACTCCCATTTTAAAGTTTCTAAAGGAACTTCGCTTTTATCTACTATTTTAAACCAATCCTTGCGCCATTCTCCGCCCTCAGCTGGCGATGGTATTTGCATATATTGACCAGCGAAGTTATATCTATTAGCTTGTCTAATTTGCTCCAATTCGTTAAAATCATGCTTTTCAACCCATAGGGGGCTATTGTTTTCATCTAACGCAGGCAAGCATAAATGTTCCCACTTTTCACCAGAACCACCATTTAAAAGAAACCCACTTAAATCTTCCTCATGTAATCTTTGCATGATTACAATTATAGGTGTTTCTCGGTCATTTACACGACTTCTAATTGTTGAATTATATCTTTCATTTACTGCATTTCTTTTAGCGTCAGAATTAGCGTCGTCTGGCTTTAATGGGTCATCAATAATAATAGCTCCACTAAATATTTTACTTTCAGCCACACCAGCACCAAAGCCTGTAATAGCACCACCTGAAGCGGTAGCATAAACCCCTCCTCCATCTTCGTTAAACCATTTCTTTTTACCTTGAGCATCTTTTTTTAACTTCATTCCCCATAATGACTGAAAACATTCGCTTTCAATATACTCCTTTGTTTGCGAACTATTATCTAATGCTAAATCATCCGAGTAAGAAAGATGAATGAATTTTGATGCTGAATTTTTAGCTAATGCCCAACTAATAAAACATTTAACTGCCAATTCCGTTTTTCCATAACGGGGGGGAATGTTTATAATTCCTCTTTTTATTTCGCCATTAAAAACCTTTGTTAAAAATTCAGCTATTAAAACGAAATGAGGCGCAACTATAAAATTACGCCTGTGATTTTCTTTATAAATATAACGTGTGAAAAACAATAAATCATTCTCACATTTTACTTTAATGACTTTTTGTTCGTTAGTAAGATGATTCAAGGTTTTTATTTATTTTCTTAATTTCTTCGTCGTCTAAATCTTTTACATCGACGTTTAAATTTGTCTGCTCTACTATCTGTTTAGGCATTCCGTAACGGTACTGTAGCCATGTTTTAATAGCGTTCACATCGCTATCCAAAACCTTTGCATATAACATTTTCCAAACAGTGCCAGGAATAGCAATAGCATCCATAGTTTCAATAAGCTTTATTTCGTCAATCTTTGGTTTTCTCCCTGCGTTCTTATTTCCTCCGTTGTTTTTTCTTCCGTCCATAATCAAATAAAATCATTAATGATTAATACAAATATAATAAAAAACCCCTTAAAAAGTACTAACCAAACTTTAAAAGGGGTAAAAATTATTAATTATGAAGTTCAAATTTAAATAAAAATAATTTAAGAAACAAATTTATATCAATAAACTTTAAACTTAATATACTCCTCACTTTTTTTAACAATAGCCTTGAATACGTGTAGTTCATAAATAAACCTGTCATCAACTCCGTACTTCTTTACCAAACAATCTATAAAAGTTTTCAAACAATTATCTATGTCCGAAGCCTTAGAACTAAAACCAAATTCAATCGCTAACTTAATATTTTCTTTATTTGGTATTTCTAACTTTAAAGGCAATAAAAGCAAACAATTCTTTATAAATACATCGTACTTAATAGTTCGTATTTTTCTCCCTCTAAAAGCTTCGTTTACGCTTAATGGTTTAATTTTTATAATATGGTTCATACTACATCATGTTCTAAGTTACATTTACCACAAATAAACCATACTTTTTTTGTTTCTAAATCTTTTATTGAATAACCTTCTTCAGTATTTTTTGTACTTTTACACCAATCGCATTTTTTAGTTTTAGGTGTTTTATTTTCTTTTCTTTCTTGATTGTCAATCCAACTTTCTACCATAATTTTTGTTTTTTTTATAATTAATAAATATCTTCAATTAAATAAGGCAAACTATCTTTATTCACATCAAAATTAAAAGAGTCAAACGAAACCCCTCTACTATACGGATTTGAAACATTAATAGTTTTATCATCATTTACTTCCAACTCAATAACGCTTTCAGCTTTCTTTAAAACATAAGTTCCTAAATGCCCTAAAGGTTTTCCTGTCGTTCCTGACTTATGAATTACAGTTGTAATGTGTATGTTATAATCATAAGTCCATCGCATAAGATAATCGCTCGCTTCTTTTGACATTACAATATCATTCGTATTTTCAACTAAATCCGCTATTCCATCAATTGAAACTAATTTTACAGGCGTTTTATATAAAGTGTCCTGATTCTTTAAACAATAATCAATCAATTGCAATCTTTGTAACGATGTTAATTGTCGTGTTGCGTAACATTTATAATTATCATATTTACGTTCGGTTATATCCTGAACACGTCTAAAAGTCCTTTGAGCGTAATACTTTCCCTGTTCTGTATCGAAATCTAATATTGTAAAGTCTTGCTCTCTATGGCTTTTAATATTACCAAATAAAACATTAGAATTACCGCCAATATAACACCCAATAAACGCAGACTTTAAGAATGATTTTTTAGCTTTTGAAACTGCTATAATTGCACTAAATTCACCAGCAGTCATTACAGCAGTTGGATACATTTTTTGTTTATATTCATGTTCGCCAATAGATAAAATAATCTCTGGAGATATCATTTCTTCCGATAAATCTACATAACATTCGTTTTGTATTGCTAAAAAATCTATTATTTCAGTATCAACTTTGTTGTTTTCTAATTCGTTAAAATCTAAGCTCATAATTATATATAATTTTCGGTTTCTTTTAATAAATCATTCGCTGTATTGTAAAACGATTTTTCTATACTTTCAAACGAATACTGCTTTTTTATAATTTCAATAATTTCAATTTGATTGCTTTTTAAAATAGTTTCATTATCGTTTTTACTGTGATTCAAATGGTTTAAATCCAAACCTAACGATAAAAGATAATTTTGTATTGTATTGCTATTTAAATTCGTCTTTAAAACTTCTAAATGATAATTTAAAGGCTCTTTTAATATTCTATTTGTTTGACTAATCGCAGTCTTAATATCACTACAGCCGTGTAAATTTTGGTTTATAACGTAACAAAGTAACTTTGCAAACAATAAATTGTCTACAACATACGATTTTTGCGTATAATTAAGCTCGTCATTCAATTGTTTTAACGCTTCTATATCTTGATTAAATATTTGGCTTTTTAATCGTTTAAACGTGTTAAAAATGCGTTTTACTGAATTATCACTTTTCCAACTCATAATAAACTTTTTTTTGTTTTACTCTTTTGAAATTCTCTAATCCAAAAACAAACTTCCTGAGTCGATAATTTAAATGTCCTTCCATATTTTCCTAAAGAACCACTTCGCAAGGCTAAAGTAATATCTTCATTTGACACTCTAGGAAATTCACTTAAAACATCACTAACTAATTTATCTAAATTAAACGGTGGTGTATTTGTTCTTTCAAATGCAACCGCTAAACTATTCTTTAAATTAAATTCTCGGGTTGCTATTTCTGATTTCTGTTGTAAGGTTGTTAAGTTCTTCATTGCTTTGTGGTTTATTATTAATAATTGAATCTTCCCAGCATTTACCGTTTAACCATGTTAATGGATTTTTTCGGTATTGTATTTCGGGCGTTGAATTTACATAGTCTTTTACAACTTCTAAAATCTTATCAATATCCTTTTTTGGTAGTTTAAAGAATTTATCTCTGCATTTTTTAGAATCATTCTTTTTATTATAAATATTCCAAAAAGTTAAAAAGTCATTTTCAAGCGATAGCGAAATAGTATTTATATCACTTACATTTACATTATCACTTACACTAACACTTACAGTTGATTTTGTTGATGTTTGTTGTACAAAATCAACATTTGTTAAATTTGTTGAATTTTGTTGATTTAGTTTAGCTAATTTTTTAGCTTCTGCGCTTGCTTTTCCCGCTATTGAACGTCCCTCTTTTGTTCGCTCCCACTTTTTTAAATCACGTTTTAATTGTAATTTAATCATTTCAAATACTAATGCAATAGAAGTATCTATTTTTGGATTCTCGTCGTTTACATAAGAAAATAGCGTTTTTAAAAGTAGTCCAGCTTGTTCATTAGTCATCAAATCAATTATAGATTTACTATCTGAATAAAGAACAAATGAAGTTTTATCTTTAGCCATTATTAACCTCGCTTTCTGTAATTTTATTAATTTCAGTTCGAAGTGTTTTTGCGAATTTTATTGCTGTTGATTTATCTAAATCAATTTCAAAATATTTTCCTGATTGGTTTCCATATATTCCAATTATACCTTCGCAAGCCGATACTTTTATATAGTCTTTTTCCACTTTACAATCAATAAATTTTAATTCAAATTTTGCCATAATAATAACCGTTTTAAGATACGGATAAACTATTTAGTTTAAAAAGTAAAATCCGATACAGTCAGCGTGATGTGAGATTTCGCTTTCCGTATCGGATTCTTATAATATTTTCGGGTGTAATAAATCTCACTAAATTACAAATACAAATATAACATTTTATTTAATACCCCAATTAAAATAATCGATTTTTTTTTGTAATTCTTTAGCTTTTATTTTATCAACTTGCAATAATCTTCGATATTCTTTTTCTATTTCTTTTATATCAAAAGTAGGCTTTGTTTGTTTTTTCATAATACAAATATAATAAAAAACCCGCTACTATTGTTCACGGGTTAAATTACTCGGATTGTGTATGATTTTAAAGTAAAAAAGATTAATTAATTTAAATTCTCCGAATGGTTAGGTTTTTGTTTATTTCATATGTTAGAATAATTTTTGTTGTGCTACGTGATTGTTAATTCTTTCCATTGATTTGTCGAAATACTCTTTATCTAATTCACAAGCTGTCAAATCAAAACCGTAATCGTGGCAAGCTATTGCAATACTTCCAGAACCTAAATGTGTGTCTAGTATTTTATCGCCTTGTTTTGCGTAT